TTAATAAAACTCTATACCCGTAATCTTCAATGAGTTCTGGCGCTTCCCTTTAATTCCTTTTACATATTCAAAATGAATGTTTTTGATTGCCATCTTTATGAATTCAGTTTTTAACTCATCTTCCATTAATTCCCAGCCGTTTAGCAATGAATACTTGAAATTTTTAATCTTCTCATAGTTAAAAGTCTTACCCTTATCATTATCCTTGCGCTTTTCATACTCATGTATTTCTTTGTCAATACGACTTATTATTGGAAAAGCTTCATCCTTATCCATCATACCTTCTATAAAAAGTGTTTGACATCTAGCGCGTTCTTTTCGCAACTTTTCAATATCGATGCCGACATCTTCTATTTCTTTAGGTTGGTTTTCGATTTTATATGATGTTAAATCAAATTGTTTTAGATAATTGTAAAATTGTTTTAAAACCTCGCCTTCGTCGATGTTACATGCATTTTTATTTTTAGTATTTTTGCAGTTAGAACAAAAGTATAGTTTAGAATACCAAACTTCTTTATTTTTAGGCGTATGCTTGACTGTGTTTAAAGTCAATTTCTGGTTACAGTTTGGACATAATAGTTTACTTCTGAAAATAGCGTTATGTTTTACGATTGTAGAGTTAGTTTTTTCACTTATCCTTAATTTTATTTCTTCGTATTCTTCTTCACTTATAATAGCTTCGTGGGTGTTTTCGACGAATATGTCACCGAAAACAAGATGACCTCTAGCTACCGGACTCGTTAGAGCATTGCCTATAACTGATCTGTGCCAGTTTTTACCTAAGGGTGCTTTGTATTTAGAGTTGTTCAATTTTATAGTTATTTCTCTTAAACTAGTACCTTTTTTCGCTTCTTCTACTGCAAATCGTAATACTTTTTTATATTCATTAGGCACAAATTTATCGTTTACTCTGTCGTAATAGAAAGGAGGGACAGTTTTAGCTAACCCTTTTCTAGCTGATGCGCGTCGACCCATTGCAGTACGCTCTTGAATTGTAGTACGCTCCCACTCTGCCATAGCACCTACTAATGTTACGAACAAACGTCCCATAGCAGAAGTTGTGTCATATACTTCTGTTGCGCTCCTAAACAACACGTTTTTATTCTCAAACAATTCTAGTATCTCTAGTAAGTCTTTAACACTTCGAGTTAATCGATCTAGTTTATAGACTAAAACCAAATCAAAATTATCTATTTCATTCAACATTTCTTGTAAAGCGGGTCTGTCTTTTTTAGCTCCGGAGTATCCAGCGTCAGTATATACTTTATGAATTTTCCAGTCGTTTATGTCGCTGTAAGCTCTTAATTTTCTTTCTTGTTCTTCGATAGAGTGTCCTTTTTCTTTTTGTTCAAGTGTACTCACTCTAGTATAAATTGCTACTTTCATGTGCTCCCTCCTCAAAATTGGCAAAAAATAATAAGGGTAGGCGGGCTACCCGTGAAAATTGTATAAAAAAAGAGAGAGCGCAGATGCACCCTCTCATGTCGCAAATATTTCAGCGACTTGTCTAATTTGAAGCTTGCCGCAAATATTTCAGCGGCTTGTTTTGTATATATGTAATATACCATCAAAGAGAGTGTAGTTCAAGCGATTTAACTAAGAAATCTAATTTTTATACTATTTTCAATTTTATCTACTGTTTCTTTTGAATATGATATTTCTCCGGCAGGGTCATACCTATTAATTTTCGATATTCTATCCTTGCTGATTGTAGTGATATTTAAAACGTTAGCATAGGTCTTTTTATACTTGAATCGCTCATATCTTTTGCGAACCTTCGAATATTTTTTGAAGTCGTCATTCAGCGATTTGTTTTCATCAAGTAATTTTTGATCGTATGGGTTTTCTGCTTTTGACACCTTTTCAAGATTGTTCATGATTTTTTTAGCTAAATCCTTACCCGTTACGTCCATTTTTTCCAATACTAAAGGTAACAAATCTTCTTCGATATGCACATTGAATTTACTTCTGGAAGATGTAAGTGGAACTACCGTTAATATTGGATTTTTATTTGAATCGTGATTATTAAGTACCATACAAAAATGGTTTCCAGAAAACTCTCTGCCAACATTAACACCTAACTTTACATAAATTATAGTGCCTTTTTTATATCTGGTGTAACTTTTGTTTTCTTTTAACAATCTAACTTCATCCAATAAAAACTCTGAATATTCAAGACACCATGAATTCATATATTTAAATTTGTAAATCTCGCTATTTTGAATCTTTTTAAAATTATTAACTGCTGTTTCTAAAGGTGCGTTCTCTTCCATCCCTCATCCTCCTCACGCCATATAGGCGTTTATTTCCTATATTCTTCTTCAACATACTTTTTTACTAAATATTCAAGAATAAGTTCGGTCATTAGATCGTTTTCTTCGTACTCTTTATGAAGTTACTTTATTCTTTGAATTAATTTAACTTATCGCCATCTAATTTTTGTGAAATAAATTCCAAGTATTTACGCGCATTATGTGACGATAAATCTTTAGGTAACTCATAAGTGAATGGTTGATTACCACTAGTTAAAACTTCGTATATTACAGTTTCTCTTTTTATTTTGCAATTAGTTATTTTCATTATAAACTTCCTTTCAAACAGTGCTGAAATAGATGTATTTTTCAAATAAGCATAATTAATACTTCAATTCTTTAATCCACATATATTTAAAAGTGAGGTAGTAGGTAATAAATATAAGACTTAAAGTTAAGATTGCTTTTTTCATGTCAATTTCTCCTTTGTGTACTTTTTTATATTAAAACACCATATAGGTATTTTTAATCAATATGTTTTTACACTTGCTACAACTCTGCCTACAATTTTAACTTCATCGTCTTTACCATATACTTGTGGATAGTGATTAGGATTGTTCGATTCGGGTATTAATATGATTTGGTCTTCATTGTATCTTATGCGCTTAACAGTACCGTTATACCCGTTTATCATGACTACACCTAACTGACCATTTTCGACGATAGAATCTTTTTCCACTACAACCACATCACCTTCATCAAAAAGTTTGTTCATACTATCACCAGACACTTGTAAACCAAACTCTTCTTTATCAGGATTCAAATTTTTAGTAGAGAAGTATATGTAATCAACTAAATTTTCTTCTGTGTATATAGGCATTCCTGCAGATATCTTTGATACAACTGGTATTTTTTTAACTGGTAGTGTATCAAGTTGTACGATTTTGTTAGGTGATTCAACAAGCGATGATTTTTCTACTCCGAAGTATTTGGCTAACATTTCGATTTTGTCTATTCTTGGGTACGTTTTTGCATTAATCCAATCTGATAAAGTTGTATAACTTATTTTTAAGTCTCTAGATAATTTGTTTCTATCAACATTATTTTCTTTCATGAGACGAGAAATATTTTTTGCCATAATTTCTTTGTTGCCTAACATTATAATTTCAATCCCTTCATCTAATATTACAAACTTATTATACGGCTTAATCGTAAAATATACAAGTAAAAAAATAAAATTACGGTTAAAGTGTTGACATTACGTTTAAACCGTAATATACTTAAGGCAGTTCTTAAGCAAGGAGGTATTACAATGACGCAAATCATCGTTAAAAAAGAACCAGTAACGTTAAAGACATTGAGAGCAAAATTTGACTTAACTCAAGCTAAGGCTGGTGCTAAGGTTGGCGTGTCTGCTGATGTGTGGCATAACTGGGAAAAAGGAAAGACTTTTCCTAATGTTCCGCAGTTAAAAAAGATAGAAGAAAAATTTGACATATCTTACGATGATATTATTTTTTTAACTAAAAATAACGGTTAAACCGTAATAGGAGGAAGCCCAAATGCAAGAATTACAATTAGTAGAACAGAACGAGACACATTACGTAGATAGTAGAGAAGTAGCAGAAATGGTGGGTAAGGAACATAAAAATTTAATCAGAGATATTGAAAATTATAGAAGTGTAATTTTGCAAAGCTCAAAGTTGAGCCCTGATGATTACTTCGTAGAATCAACTTATTTAGGTGCAAACAATCGTCAGACTAAACACTACTTATTAACCAAAAAAGGTTGCGACATAGTGGCAAACAAGATGACAGGTAGTAAAGGCATTTTGTTTACTGCAACTTATGTTGATGCATTCCATAAAATGGATGAATACATTAAACAACAAGCACAGCTTAATGTACCACAAACACCAATGCAAGCATTAGAAATGATGTTCAAAGCACAAAAAGAACAAGAACAGTTTAACAAACAAATGCAACAAGAAATCACAGGTATTCGTCACATTGTCGGTATTGAAACGAAAAACTGGCGTAACGACACAAACAAAATGTTATCTGCGATTGCACAACATTTAGGTGGCGGAGCAATGCACCAGAAAGTTAAGTCTGAAGCATATAAAGCTTTAGAAGAAAAAGGACGCTGTAATTTAAAAATTCGTATGCAGAACCGCAAAGGCAAAATGCTAGCGAATGGTGCAACGAAAACCCAGATTAACAAGTTGTCAAAATTAGATGTGATTACTGATGAACCTAGATTGGTTGAGATATACATTTCAGTGATTAAGAGTATGGCGATTAAATACGGTGTAGATATTAGCCAATTTGAAATTTAAACAAACAATTTAATAGGAGGAACAACAAATGTTACAAAAATTTAGAATTGCGAAAGAAAAAATAAATTAAAACTCAAATTACTCAAGCATGCTAGTTACTGTTTAGAAAGAAACAACAACCCTGAACTGTTGCGAGCAGTTGCAGAGTTGTTGAAAAAGGTTAGCTAAATTCAACGGTAAGGATTTGCCCTGCCTCCACACTTAGAGTTTGAGATCCAACAAACACATAAGTTTTAGTAGGGTCTAGAAAAAATGTTTCGATTTCCTCTTTTGTAACAGTTTCAATTCCTTCATATCCTGGAAAAACAATTTTCTTTAAATCCGAAACATGTTTTTTTGAACCATCCTTTAAAGTAACTAGAAGTTTCATACTTATCACCTCCTTAGGTTGATAACAACATTATACACGAAAGGAGCATAAACAAATGAACACACTATACAAAACAACCTTCCTCATCACAATGGCAGTTGCGACTTGGAAGGTTTGGAAGATTGAGAAAAACACAAGATTTAAACTTAGAAATTTTGATTATCCAAAAATTAATAATGCTCAGAGCAAATCATTGTTGGATATTGCTAGTCACGATTTAAAAGATATTTAACTGTATTCAAAATTTTCATATCTTGTTGAGCTTTTAAGCTTTCGTATAAAGCTATTGAATAAATAATTTCGTAAGATACGTTTTCAGGAGCATCTTCTTTCAACTTATTTATTCTATCTCTAAAAAAGTCACTGTCACCACCGAATTCTTTTTCGGCTTGATTACTAAGTTCACCAAAGAAATTTTGAAAATCATTAAATTCCATACTTATCACCTCCTTTCACTAGGAGATAACTAAATTATACACGAAAGGAATGGTAGAAGTGCCACCACACATTCAACAAATGTTATACGAAATCCAGTTAAAAGCTGGTATACCTCAAAAATTAATGGAAATGCAAGGTTTGATAAACGATGAAACAACCAAAGAGGAGAAAAAAGAAAATGAGCAACATTTATAAAAGCTACCTAGTAGCAGTACTGTGCTTTACAGTCTTAGCAATTGTACTTATGCCGTTTCTATACTTCACTACTGCATGGTCAATTGCAGGGTTCGCAAGCATAGCGACTTTCATATTTTATAAGGAATACTTTTATGAAGAATAAAAAAACTGCTACTTGCGCTAACAAGTAACAGTATCAAGCACTTAAGAAAAATTTCAAGTTAAATATAAAACGAAATAAAGGAAGTGTCAACAATGTACTACAAAATTGGCGATGTATGTCAAAAAGTAATTAATGTAGACGGATTCGATTTTAAATTAGCAGTTAAGAAACAAGATTACAGCATTCTAGTGAATGTCTTAGATTTAGAAGATAGATTTATCGACGGTATAAATATAACAGATGAGAATGATCTATACACAGCATTAGACATATTAAATCAATCTATTTATGAATGGATTGAAAATAACACAGATGAACAGGACAAATTAATCAATTTAATCATGAAATGGTAGGTATAAGCATGAGAGATACAGAAAGAAATATATTGAATATTTTTAAGACGTTATTCGACGAATATACTTTGTCAAACCAACGAGCATTATTGGAAATTGAACGTAATCATCACGGATACTTATCGATTAATTTCCTGCACTATCACGACAGTTACAAAACAAACAATAAGCTTGTGCAGATACATGAAATCAATCCAGACAGCCATGAACGAATAAAAAATTTAATTATCGAGGTGCTAAGAGGTCATCGGAAGATTAAAAAAGGAGCATGAGGAAAGATATGAAAATAAATAAGTTAACTATATCGAACTTTGCTGGAATCAAAGAAGTAACATTTAACTTTGACGGTAAAGATGCAAAAATATACGGCAATAATGCGACTGGTAAGACTACAACAGCAACCGCATTACAATGGCTGCTTTTCGATAAAGGTTTGGACGGATCAACCAAATCATTTAACCCTGTACCTTTAAACGAAAAAAACGCAGAAAATTATGAGTTAATTCCGACTGTTTTCGCAGAATTTGAAATCGACGGAAAAATAACGACTTTCAAAAAAGAGTCACATCCTAAATACACAATAAATCAAAAGACGAATCGCAAGGAATACTCACGAAGTAGAACAAAGAAACAATATATCAATGATGAATCAATAAAAGTAAAGGATTATAAAGCTCGTATTGATGAACTAATTGATGAAGATGTATTCAAGTTGATTACAAATCCCCAAGCATTTAATTTACTAGATTGGAAGAAGCGAAGAAGTTTGTTGTTTGAAATTGCTAAACCAATCAATGATGAGGATGTCATTAAAACAAATGATGATTTTAAAGAATTAAATAATATTCTTGGAGATCATGAAATTGAAACAAAGAAAAAGATTCTTACGGACAAGATAAAACAGATTAACAAAGATATCAAAGATATTCCGATACGTATTAACCAAACACAACAAAATAAGCAGGATGTACCTGAATTCGATAATGATAGATACGCAATTATCAAACAAGAAATTGAGCAACTTGAAAATGAGCGTATAGATATTCAAAACGGTAAGGAAGAAATTAATTTGCGTAATCAATTAGCTGATAAACAATCAGAATTGAAACGCATAGAAGACAATAACAGCGCAAGTAATGAGAACAAAATTTATGCTTTAACAAATGAGTTACACGTTGAAAATGGAACGGTTGCAAACCTTAAAACGAGATTAAAGCAAAACAAACAACAAATCACGCATGAAGAAAATAGACGTAATCAATTATTAGAAAATCATAAAGGATTAAAAAGTGATTTAGAAAAAGCTAAAAATCAAAAATTTGAATATCTTGATGACAATGTATGTAGTTGTTGTGGTCAACAGTTACCAGCTGAACAAGTGAATGAGGCAAGAGAAAAAGCATTGCAGAAATTCAATGCTGGCAAATCGAAAGAATTAGAAACAATACAAACATCTATCAATCACATTATTTCAGAAGGCAAGAAAATAAAGCCAATCATCGAGAAGTTAGAGGATGACAATAATAATCTTCAAATTAAAATCAACGAAGCAGAAGAGCGTTCAGCAAGAATACAAAACAAAATTAATAAGTTGAAAACGACTCATGTTGACGTTACACAAACTGACGAATACAAAGCAGTAATGTTAGAGATAAACGAGATTAATCAAAAACGCTCGAACATTAGGAAAACTATTCAAGATAACGTTTCAGGAATAGATGACAAAATAAGCGAACTTACTCAAGAAAAATCAGAAATTGAAGTGTCAAGATCAATCGAAAAATCAAATAAACATCTAGATGATGTTATTTCTGAATTAAGAAATGAAGAAGATAGATTATTGGATGAAAAAGAAAAGTATTCACATGACCTTTATATCTTAAAAGAATTTACAACAACAAAAGTCAAAATGCTTACTGAAAATATCAATAATGAATTTGAGATTGCTGAATTTAAGTTATTCAATACCTTAGTTAACGGCGAATTAGAAGAAACATGTTCCACAACGGTTAACGGCGTCGAATACGACAGCGGTTTAAATAACGCCTCAAGAATTAATGTTGGCTTAGATATCATCAATACACTGTCAAAACATTTTAAAGTTACAGCGCCAATATTTATTGATAATGCTGAATCAGTAACAGAGCTTATCAAAACAGAATCACAACAAATTCAATTGATAGTAAATGAACAAGATAAAAAATTAAGAATGGAGACTATATAAAATGACTGAAAATAATAAATTACAAACTATTGAACAACAATTAGTACAAGAAAAGAACGTATCTGACAACGTATTAAACAAAGTGAGAGTTTTAGAGTCACAAGGCAATTTGGAATTGCCAAATGATTATTCACCAAGTAATGCCATGAAACAAGCATGGTTACAAATCAGCCAAGATAACAAATTAATGAGTTGTAACGATACAAGCAAAGCAAATGCCTTATTAGACATGGTAACGCAAGGTTTAAATCCAGCTAAAAATCAATGCTACTTTATTCCTTACGGCAACAAAATGCAGTTACAACGTAGCTATCACGGTAATGTAATGATGTTAAAACGTGATGCAGGTGCTCAAGATGTTGTTGCTCAAGTGATTTATAAAGGCGATACATTCAAGCAAGAAATGGGAGAAACAGGACGTATCAAAGCGATTAAACACGAACAAGACTTCTTTAACATCGACAAAGAAAACATTATCGGTGCGTACTGCACAATCGTATTTAATGATGGACGAGATAACTATATTGAAGTCATGACTATTGAACAAATTAAACAAGCATGGATGCAGTCATCAATGATTAAAGATGAAAAAGCATTACAAAATTCTAAAACACATAATAATTTCAAAGAAGAAATGGCTAAAAAAACAGTTATCAATAGAGCTGCTAAACGTTATATCAACACATCAACAGATAGCAATCTTTTCAAATATGCACAAGAATCCGAACAACGTCAACGCAAAGAAGTGTTAGACGCAGAAGTTGAAGAAAATGCAAATCAAGAACAATTGGACTTTGAACAACCAGTTCTCGAAGAAGCACAATACACAGAATTAGAAAATGATAAGCCTATTGATGTATCTGACTTTGAAGAAATAAAAGAACCTGCAACAGAAAAAGAAAGCGAAGAAGAGCCATTTTAATTGAAACAATAGCAACTGGTTCAAGTGGTAACTGCTACGTCTTAAATGATGGACGTACTACGTTACTACTTGAGGCAGGTATAAAATTTGAACGTGTTCAAAAGCATTTCAAATATAAAACAAGACATATAGCAGGGTGTCTTATCACACACGAACATGGTGATCATGCAAAGTACACAAAGCAGTTTGTCGACAATGGTGTAATCAGCTATATGACTGCTGGAACACAACAAGCTATGAATTTTGAAAGTCATCGCTTATGCACGATTAAGGCAAAGCAAGAGCTGCGAATAGGTACATGGTCAATTCTACCGTTTGACATCGAACATGATGCTAACGAGCCTGTGGCTTTCTTATTACAAAGCACACTAGGTTATAAGGTTCTGTATGTTACTGATACAAAGTATTTGAAATACAAATTTAACGGCATTACACACATGATGTTAGAAGTTAATTATATCTATGAACAAATGCAAGAAAACATAAAAAACGGCAGTGTGCACAGCACATTAGCAAATAGAATTATGGAGTCTCATTTTAGCTTAGAACATGCTATCGGAATGTTAAAAGCAAATGATTTAACTAGACTCGAAGAAATACATTTAATTCATTTAAGTAGCCAAAATTCAAATGCAAAATACATTAAAAGTGAAATACAAAAAGTGACGGGCGTGCCCGTTTATGTTGGAGGTTTATAAATGATAAACAGAACAATATTAGTTGGTCGTTTAACTAGAGACCCAGAATTAAGGACCACTCAAAGTGGTGTAAATGTAGCATCATTCACATTAGCAGTTAACCGCACATTTACGAATGCACAAGGCGAGCGCGAGGCAGATTTTATTAATGTCATTGTATTTAAAAAACAAGCAGAGAATGTAAATAAATACCTATCTAAAGGATCGTTGGCGGGCGTAGATGGCAGATTACAAACGCGTAACTATGAAAACAAGGAAGGTCAACGTGTATATGTTACGGAAGTTATTGCTGATAGTATTCAGTTTTTAGAACCGAAAAACCCAAATGACACTCAACAAGATTTATATCAACAACAAGTACAACAAACACGTGGGCAATCACAATATTCAAATAACAAACCAGTAAAAGATAATCCGTTTGCGAATGCAAATGGTCCGATTGAACTAAATGACGATGATTTACCATTCTAATTTAACCGGTTTGAAAGTGAGGTGTATGTATGACTGGTTGGATAAAACTTCATAGAAAACTATTAGATTCACCAATTTTTCAGAATGAAAAGTTATTCAAAGTGTTTGCATACTGTCTGATGAAAGCTAGTCATAAAGAACATACTCAGCTTGTTGGCAGACGAGTTGTTAAGTTAGAAAAAGGTCAATTTGTGTTCGGAAGAAAGAGAGCAAGCGAAGAGTTACGTCTCAAGGAATCCACAGTAAGAGACTACATAAAGCTTTTAGAAAACCTTGGAACTATCGTCGTAAAGTCCGACAACAAATTTTCTGTTATAACCGTTGTCAATTGGGCGATTTATCAAAGTATGGAAGAAAATTCCGACAGCAAAAACGACAACAAATCAACAACAAATGGACAACAAATCAACAACAAATCAACAACAAATGGACAACAAATCAACACAAACAAGAATGTAAAGAATGGGGAGAATGAAAAGAATGGGGAGAATGAGAAGAAGAAGACAACCGCCTTCGACTTCTTCCAAGATAACGGATTCGGTTTCATAACTTCTTACAATTTAGATGATTTAAATTATTATCTTGATTCATTTGAAAATGATTCAGATGAAATAGTTACCGCTTCACTTAAAATCGCTAAAGACAGAAACAAGGTTACTTGGGGATATGCTAAAAGCATTTTGAATACATGGCTTAATGCAAACTTGAAATCTATTGAACAAGTACGTGCATTTGAAAAGCAACAACTTGAAAGCAAAAAACAAAATTATAAACCTTACGTTAAACAACCAAAAGAAAAAACACCTAAATGGCTCACAGACAGCACGAGAGAAACGAAAACGCCGGAAGTAGATGAAAACCTTGAGAAAGACAGAGAAGCTTTTATTAAGCGTCTAAATAGCAAATGGGAGTGATTGAAAATGGATGCATTTGATAAATACTATCTATTTGATCATGACGGCAACAAAATGTTTTCAGTTACACCACATTTTAAAGATGGTCGGCATTTAGTTGTTGGAATAAAAGAAACAAAATTTAATGGTCGTCGTTGGTATTTAGACGATTATGAATTAAATACACTTATTGATAATGAACAAATGGAGTTAGGACACCAAACAAGCTTATTTGAATATATATGAGGGATTACATGGAGATAGAAATTAAATTTAATGAAGTGTTTAATGCGCCGATGGGGTCGCCTCGTCCACGCTTTCGTAATACAGGTAGATATGCACACACATATATGCCTACAAAATATACAGAACATAAAAAATATTTACAAAATCAAATGCCAAAGCTAAATCTAGAAAATGCATTAAAAATCGAATTAGACTTTTACTTTCCATTGCTTAAATCATGGTCGAAGAAAAAGAAAAGCGAAATGGTTGGGCAGTATAAAGTGACTAAGCCGGATATCGACAATTTGATGAAGACAGTTCTAGACGCTTGTAACAATTATTTGTGGAAAGATGACAATCAAATTGCAGAAATAACTAGCTCAAAGCGTTATGGAATTGAGCCCAAAATAATCATACGAATAGAAGAAATATAAGAGGTGGAATAAATGGCGAGAAAAGCAAGAATTGTAACAATAAACGATAAACCTTATAGGTTCAGTAAATTTGAAATGGAATTAATAGAAAGTCACGGTATAACCGCTGGAATGGTTTCTAAGAGAGTAAAAGACGGTTGGGAACTACATGAAGCAATGGACGCACCAGAAGGCATGCGTTTAAGCGAGTACAGAGAAAAGAAAACAATAGAAAGACTGGAACAAGCTAGACTCGAACGTAAATTGGAAAGACAGCGAAAGAAAGAGGCAGAGCTAAGAAGAAAGAAGCCACATTTATTTAATGTGCCTCAAAAACATTCACGTGATCCGTACTGGTTTGATACTACTTATAACCAAATGTTTAAGAAATGGCAGGAAGCATAAATGCCTAAAACCGATAGCGCATGTAAAGAATACTTAAACCAATTTTTCGGATCTAAGAGATATCTGTATCAGGATAACGAACGAGTGGCACATATCCATGTAGTAAATGGCGCTTATTACTTTCACGGGCATATTGTTCCAGGTTGGCAAGGCGTGAAAAAGACATTTGATACAGCGGAAGAGCTCGAAATATATATAAAGCAACATGGTTTGGAATATGAGGAACAGAAGCAACTAACTTTATTTTAAGGAGATGTAAAAATGAAAATCAAAGTTAAAAAAGAAATGAGACTGGATGAATTAATTAAGTGGGCGCGAGAAAATCCGGAGCTATCAAAAGGAAAAATTTTTCTTGCAAAAGTTTTTAGTAATGGATTCGTTCGTTTTCAACGAAATACAAATACGTGTTCGATATCAAGTTTTATTCCAATTGATACTCCTTTCATAGTTGAAGTTGAAGAGGAAATCACAGAAGATACAGTATTTGATAGGTTGTTTGAAGTGTACGAGCTTCAAGAGGGAGCCTATATGTCAGCGTTACACACAAGTATTAGTATCAACGAACGTTTAGAGAACACGTTTTTCCCTACCAAAGCATTCTACATCTTGAACGACGGCCTAACTATGACATTAATTTGGAAAGATGGGAGATTGGTAGAATGATGCTGAAATTTAAAGCTTGGGATAAAGATAAAAAAGTTATGAGTATTATTGACGAAATCGATTTTAATAGTGGGTACATTTTGATTTCAACAGGTTATAAAAGTTTCGATGAAGTAAAACTGCTACAATACACGGGTTTAAAAGATAAGAACAACACTGAAATATATGATGGCGATATTGCAGAGTTTAAATATCCTCATGACAAACGTTTTAAAGAAATAGGGATAATAACGCATTCTGCAGAAAAGGCTTGTTTTGTAATCAAGATGATAAGAGACACAGTCCAAGAATTTGAGTTATATAGAGGTGTTGCGAATAGCTATTTAAAAGTTATTGGTAATAAGTTTGATAATCCGGAGTTACTGGAGGAATCGGAATGACACAACCAACAAGAGAAGAATTAATTAATTTCATGAAAAAACATGGAGCTGAAAATGTTGACTCTATCACTGATGAACAAAGTGCAATAAGACACTTTAGAGCTCAATCAAAAGTTTTTAAAGACGAACGTGATGAGTACAAGAAACAACGAGATGAGCTTATCGTGGATATAGCTAAGTTAAGAGAGCGTAACAAAGATCTGGAGAAGAAAGCAAGCGCATGGGATAGGTATTGCAAGAGTGTTGAAAAAGATTTAATAAACGAATTCGGTAACGATGATGAAAGAGTTAAATTCGGAATGGAATTAAACAATAAAATTTTTACGGAGGATGACACAAATGGATAACCGTGAACAAATAGAACAATCAGTGATCAGTGCTAGTGCGTATAACGGCAATGACACAGAGGGATTGATAAAAGAGATTGAGGACGTGTATAAGAAAGCACAAGCGTTTGATGAAATACTTGAGGGAATGACAAATGCTATTCAACATTCAGTTAAAGAAGGTATTGAACTTGATGAAGCAGTAGGAATTATGGCAGGTCAAGTTATCTATAAATATGAGGAGGAACAAGGAAAATGACTAACACATTAACAATTGATCAGTTACAAGAGTTATTACAAATACAAAAGAAGTTCGACGATAGAATACCGACTAGAAATTTAAATGACACAGTAGCTAGTATGATTATTGAATTTGCGGAGTGGGTTAACACACTTGAGTTTTTTAAAAATTGGAAGAAACAACCAGGTAAGCCATTAGATACACAATTAGATGAGATTGCTGATTACTTAGCTTTCAGTTTGCAATTAACTTTGACTATTGTTGATGAAGAAGATTTGGAAGAAACTACTGAGGTTATGGTTGATTTGATTGAAAATGAAGTTACTTTACCTAAACTACATTCAGTTTATTTTGTTCATGTAATGCATACACTAACAGAACAATTTGTAAAAGGTATTGATAATAGTATTGTACAAGTTTTAATAATGCCTTTTTTGTACGCCAATACTTACTATACAATCGACCAACTCATTGACGCATACAAAAAGAAAATGAAAAGGAACCACGAAAGACAAGATGGAACAGCAGACGCAGGAAAAGGATACGTGTAAAGACATCTTAGATCGAGTCAAGGAGGTTTTGGGGAAGCGACACAATACTTAGTCACAACATTCAAAGATTCAACAGGACGTAAACATACACACATAACTAAAGCTAAGAGTAATCAAAGGTTTACAGTTGTTGAGGCAGAGAGTAAAGAAGAAGCAAAAGAGAAGTACGAGGCACAAGTTAAAAGAGATGCAGTTATTAAATTAGGTCAGTTGTTTGAAAATATAAGGGAGTGTGGGAAATGAATCAGCTGAGAATTTTATTACATGACGGTAGTAGTTTGATATTACATGAAGATGAATTATTTAACGAAATAGTATTTGTTTTGGACAATTTTAGAAATGATGATGACTATTTAACGATAGAAAAAGATTATGGCAGAGAACTTGTATTGAACAAAGGTTATATAGTTGGGATCAATGTTGAGGAGGCAGACGATGATTAACATACCTAAAATGAAATTCCCGAAAAAGTACACTGAAATAATCAAAAAATATAAAAATAAAACACCTGAAGAAAAAGCTAAGATTGAAGATGATTTCATTAAAGAAATTAATGATAAAGACAGTGAATTTTACAGTCCTATGATGGCTAATATGAATGAACATGAATTAAGGGCTATGTTAAGAATGATGCCTAGTTTAATTGATACTGGAGATGACAATGATGATTAAAAAACTTAAAAATATGGATTGGTTTGATATCTTTATTGCTGGAATACTGCGATTATTCGGCGTAATCGCACTGATGCTTGTTGTCATATCTCCTATCTATACAGTGGCTAGTTACCAAAACAAAGAAGTACATCAAGGGACAATTACAGATAAATATAACAAGAGACAAGATAAAGAAGACAAGTTCTATATTGTATTAGACAACAAACAAGTCATTGAAAATTCTGATTTATTATTCAAAAAGAAATTTGATAGCGCAGACATACAAGCTAGGTTAAAAGTAGGCGATAAAGTAAAAGTTAAGACGATTGGATATAGAATACACTTTTTAAATTTATATCCGGTCTTATACGAAGTAAAGAAGGTAGATAAAAAATGATTAAACAAATATTAAGACTATTATTCTTACTAGCGATGTATGAGCTAGGTAAGTATGTAACTGAGCAAGTATATATTATGATGACGGCTAATGATGATGTAGAGGCGCCGAGTGACTTCGCAAAGTTGAGTGATCAGTCAGATTTGATGAGGGCGGAGGTGTCGGAGTAGATGTATAGCAAAGAGTCAATTGTTAATATGATAGGCACACATAAAATGAAGTGTAATGTATTAGCTGATGTAATACCGGAATATGATAGCAATTCAATTGCACAGTATGGCATACAAGCAACGTTGCCGAAACCACAATGGGAAAACTCAAGTAAAGTTGAAGATGTTGTTGTGAGGCTTGAGAGAGCAAATAAAAGGTATGCTCAGATGTTAAAAGAGGTTGAGTTTATAAATCAATCGCAACAGAGATTGGGACACGTTGACTTTTGTTTCTTAGAGTTATTGAAGAAAGGTTATAACAGGGATGCAATTATCAAGAAGATGCCTAACTCTAAATTGAACAGAAACAACTTCTTAGCGCGCCGTGATGAATTAGCAGAAAAGATTTATCTACTACAGTGACGAAAATGACAAAAATGACAGAAATGACGAAAATGACACTATTTTTAAACTGTGAATTAATTTTATATAATTGATTTGTAAGAATTATCTTAAGACGTGGGGTAATAGCCACAACAGATGTTCTCATCGATGTGATTAAGAAGTGACAAACATATAAAAGATGATATGTTACGCTATTAATCACTTACTACCTGCCTATATGGTGGGTAGTTTAATTCTTGCATTTTGAGTCATAACTATTTTCCTCCTTTCACATTTATTGAACGTAGCTCCTGCACAAGATGTAGGAGCATTTTTATATTTAAATAACTAGAGTAATTAACGTAAAGGCGTGTGATACAGTGAAAACAATTGATTAAATTAACACCGAAGCAAGAAAAGTTTGTGCTAGGACTCATAGAGGGCAAGAGCCAACGGAAAGCATATATTGACGCAGGGTATTCGACTAAAGGTAAGAGTGGGGAATATCTAGATAAAGAAGCGAGTACACTTTTTAAAAATCGGAAGGTTTCCGGAAGGTACGAAAAATTGCGTCAAGAAGTAGCTGAACAATCAAAATGGACACGCCAAAAGGCCTTTGAAGAATATGAGTGGCTAAAGAATGTAGCTAAGAATGACATTGAAATAGAGGGAGTGAAGAAAGCGACAGCTGATGCATTCCTCGCTAGTTTAGATGGTATGAATAGAATGACGTTAGGTAACGAAGTTTTAGCTAACAAGAAAATAGAAACTGAAATTAAGATGCTTGAGAAGAAGATTGAACAAATAGATAAAGGTGACAGTGGAACAGAAGATAAAATCAAACAACTTCACGACGCAATAACGGAAGTGATCGTCAATGAATAAACTTAAATCTTTATATACGGACAAACAAATTGAAATATTGAAGCAAACGCAAAAACAAGATTGGTTTATGTTAATTAATCACGGAGCAAAGCGTACAGGTAAAACAATATTAAACAATGACTTATTTTTACGTGAGTTAATGCGTGTGCGAAAGATAGCAGACGAAGAAGGAATTGAGACACCTCAATATATACTTGCTGGTGCAACATTAGGTACGATTCAAAAAAACGTACTAATAGAGTTAACTAACAAATATGGCATTGAGTTTAATTTTGATAAATATAATTCATTCATGTTATTTGGCGTTCAAGTGGTTCAGACAGGTCACAGTAAAGTAAGTGGTATAGGAGCTATACGTGGTATGACATCGTTTGGTGCATATATCAATGAAGCGTCGTTAGCGCATGAAGAGGTGTTTGACGAGATTAAGTCACGTTGTAGTGGAACTGGTGCAAGAATATTGGTAGATACCAACCCTGACCATCCCGAGCATTGGTTGTTGAAAGATTATATTGAAAATACAGATCCTAAAGCAGGTATACTGAGTCACCAATTTAAGCTCGATGACAATAACTTTCTTAATGATAGATATAAAGAGTCTATTAAGGCTTCAACACCATCAGGTATGTTCTATGAACGTAACATCAACGGTATGTGGGTGTCTGGTGACGGTGTAGTATATGCCGACTTTGATTTGAATGAGAATACGATTAAAGCAGATGAACTGGACGACATACCTATCAAAGAATACTTTGCTGGTGTCGACTGGGGTTACGAGCACTATGGATCTATTGTGTTAATAGGACGAGGTATAGATGGTAACTTTTATTTTATTGAGGAGCATGCACACCAATTTAAGTTTATTGATGATTGGGTGGTTATTGCAAAAGATATTGTAAGTAGATATGGCAATATTAATTTTTACTGCGATACTGCACGACCTGAATACATCACTGAATTTAGAAGACATAGATTACGTGCAATTAACGCTGATAAAAGTAAACTATCGGGTGTAGAGGAAGTTGCTAAGTTGTTCAAACAAAACAAGTTACTTGTTCTTTATGATAATATGGATAGGTTTAAGCAAGAGGTATTTAAATATGTTTGGCACCCTACAAACGGAGAGCCTATAAAAGAATTTGATGACGTGTTGGACTCGTTAAGATATGCCATATACACACATACTAAACCTGAACGATTAAGGAGGGGGAAATGACATTGTATAAGTTAATAGATGATATTGAAGCACAAGGAATATTGCCTAAGCATATTGAGGCTCTAATAGAGTCACATAAAGACGATAGAGAGAGAATGGTTAATCTCTATAATAGATACAAGACACATATTGACTATGTACCAATATTCAAACGTCGACCAATTGAAGAAAAAGAAGATTTTGAAACTGGTGGAAATGTAAGGCGATTAGACGTGTCTGTTAATAACAAACTTAACAACTCTTTTGACAGCGAAATTGTTGATACACGTGTTGGTTATTTACATGGTGTTCCTGTTACTTATGATTTAGATGAAAACGCAGAAAAAAACGAAAAGTTGAAAAAGTTTATAACCAACTTTGCCATTAGAAATAGTGTTGATGATGAGGATTCTGAAATAGGTAAAATGGCAGCAATTTGCGGATATGGTGCTAGGTTAGCATATATTGATACGAATGGTGATATTAGGATTAAGAATATAGATCCCTATAATGTTATTTTTGTTGGCGACAATATTTTAGAACCTACATACTCGTTGCGCTACTTTTATGAAAAAGATGATGATAATGGCACTGATTATGTGTACGCAGAGTTTTACGATGATACTTATTATTATGTATTTCGAGGAGAAGGTATTGACGCTTTGCAAGAAGTTGGACGATATGAACATTTATTTGATTACAATCCATTGTTTGGTGTACCTAACAACAAAGAGATGATAGGAGATGCTGAAAAGGTTATTTACTTAATTGACGCATATGATTTAACAATGAGCGATGCATCAAGTGAGATTAGTCAGACACGTTTAGCATACCTTGTGTTACGCGGTATGGGTATGAGCGAAGGAATGATTCAAGAAACACAAAAGAGTGGCGCATTTGAGCTGTTCGACAAAGATATGGACGTTAAATACTTAACAAAAGATGTAAATGACACAATGATTGAGAACCATTTAGATCGAATCGAAAAGAATATCATGCGTTTTGCAAAGTCAGTAAACTTTAATTCTGACGAGTTTAATGGAAATGTACCTATCATTGGAATGAAACTTAAGCTTATGGCTTTAGAGAACAAGTGTATGACGTTTGAGCGTAAGATGACAGCTATGTTGAGGTATCAATTCAAAGTTATTTTATCTGCATTAAAGCGTAAAGGGTACAACTTAAATGATGATAGTTATTTAAATCTGATATTTAAGTTCACTCGAAACATTCCAGTTAATAAGTTAGAAGAATCACAAGTGCTAATTAACCTTAAGGGGCAAGTTTCAGAACGAACAAGGTTGGGACAATCACAACTAGTTGATGATGTTGATTACGAATTAGACGAAATGGAAAAAGAAAGTCTTGAATTTAATGACAAATTACCTGACATATATGAAGGTGACGCAAATGACAAATCCCAAAATAACCAATCAGAATGATATTGATGAGTATATCGAGGGTTTAATCTCTAAAGCAGAAAAACCAATAGAACAACTATTTGCTAATCGACTTAAAGAGATAAAACAAATCATCGCAGATATGTTTGAAAAGTATCAAAGTGATGATGTGTATGTTACATGGACTGAATTCAATAAATACAACAGGCTCAATAAGGAGTTAACTCGTATAGGTACAATGTTGACTGATGACTATAGGCAAGTAGCTAAGATGATTCAGAAGTCACAGAAAGATGCTTATATCGAAAAGTTCCTTATGAGCCTTTATTTATATGAAATGGCGAGTCAAACATCTATGCAGTTTGATGTTCCGAGTAAAGAGATAATCAAATCAGCTATTGAACAACCTATTGAGTTCATTCGTTTAATGCCAACACTACAAAAACATCGTGATGAAGTATTGAAAAAGATACGTATGCACATTACACAAGGCATTATGAGCGGGGAGGGGTACTCTAAGATAGCTAAAGCAATACGTGATGATATCGGCATGTCTAAAGCTCAATCATTGCGTGTGGCTCGCACAGAAGCAGGCAGAGCAATGTCACAAGCTGGACTTGATAGTGCAATGGTTGCTAAAGATAACGGTTTGAAGATCAAGAAACGTTGGCATGCTACCAAAGATACACGTACACGTGATACTCATCGCCATTTAGACGGTGAATCTGTAGAAATAGACCAAAACTTTCAATCAAGTGGGTGCGTTGGACAAGCACCAAAGCTATTTATCGGTGTAAACAGTGCGAAAGAAAATATCAACTGTCGTTGTAAATTACTCTATTACATTGATAAAGATGAATTACCCACTGTGATGAGAGTGCGTAATGATGATGGTGAAAATGAAGTTATACCATTCATGAATTATCGTGAGTGGGAAAAACACAAGAGGAAAAAGAAATAATGTATCTATCGACCTTAGCATGTCGTTAAACTGCTTTTTATTATGCACTTTTCGGACTGTTAGGGTACGCGAAGGGCAAAAAGGAGTTTTGATATATGAATATCGAAGAAGTTAAGTCTTTTTTTGAAGAACACAAAGACGATAAAGAAGTAAAAGATTATCTAAAGGGACTTAAGACGGTGTCTGTTGATGACGTTAAAGGCTTTTTAGATACAGAAGAAGGTAAACGATTCATTCAACCTGAATTAGATCGTTATCATTCGAAAGGATTAGAATCATGGAAAGAGAAAAATCTTGAGGATCTAATCGAACAAGAAGTACGGAAGCGTAATCCTGAGCAATCAGAAGAACAAAAACGTATTAGTGCTCTTGAACAAGAGTTAGAAAAACGCGACGCAGAGGCAAAACGTGAGAAGTTAAGAAGTAACGCGCTAGGTAAAGCGCAGGAACTAAATTTACCAACATCCTTAGTTGATAGATTTTTAGGCGATTCTGATGAAGATACTGAACAAAACTTAAAATCTTTAAAAGAAACCTTTGACAAGTATGTTCAAAAAGGTGTTGAGTCTAAATTTAAATCGAGTGGAAGAGATGTTAAAGAATCACGAAATCAAGATTTAGACCCTTCAAATGTAAAGTCCATTGAAGAAATGGCGAAAGAAATCAATATTAGAAAATAAAGTGAGGTAATAAAATATGGCAACTCCAACATACACGCCAGGCAATGTTATTTTATCGGATTTTAAAAACGGCGTTATTCCAGCAGAACAAGGTACTTTAATCATGAAAGACATTATGGCTAATTCAGCAATTATGAAATTAGCTAAAAATGAGCCAATGACAGCACAAAAGAAAAAATTTACTTACTTAGCAAAAGGTGTAGGCGCCTACTGGGTATCAGAAACGGAACGTATTCAAACTTCTAAGCCTGAATATGCACAAGCAGAAATGGAAGCTAAGAAAATTGGTGTAATTATTCCGTTATCAAAAGAGTTTCTTAAATGGACTGCAAAAGATTTCTTTAATGAGGTTAAACCTCTAATTGCAGAGGCATTTTACAAAGCGTTTGACCAAGCTGTTATCTTTGGTACTAAATCACCTTACAACACTTCAACTAGTGGTAAACCGCTTGTTGAAGGCGCAGAAGAGAAAGGTAACGTTGTTACAGATACTAATAATTTATACGTAGACCTTTCGGCATTAATGGCTACTATTGAAGATGAAGAGTTAGATCCAAACGGAGTATTAACTACACGTTCATTCAGAAGTAAAATGCGTAATGCTTTAGATGCTAATGACAGACCATTATTTGATGCTAACGGGAACGAGATTATGGGATTACCACTATCTTATACTGGAGCAGATGTATACGACAAAAAGAAATCGTTAGCACTAATGGGTGATTGGGATTACGCACGTTACGGTATCTTACAAGGTATTGAGTATGCAATTTCTGAAGATGCCACGTTAACGACGTTACAAGCATCAGATGCTTCTGGCCAACCAGTATCATTATTTGAACGTGATATGTTCGCTTTACGTGCGACGATGCATATTGCATACATGAACGTTAAACCAGAAGCGTTCGCAACGCTTAAACCAACTGAATAGGAGGAGATATGATGGCTAATCCTGCAGAAGAGATTAAGGTAAAAAAAGACAATATGACCATTACTGTTACAAAGAAGGCGTTTGACTCTTATTACAGTCTTGTTGGTTACAAAGAGGTTAAATCACGCCGTACTACGTCGGATAAGAGTGAGTGATAAAAATGACTCTTTATGAAGATGTTAAACTTTTACTCAAGAAAAATGGAGTGGAAGTTAAAAGTGATGAAGAAGAAATATTTAAGATGGAAGTTGACGGAATACTAGAAGATGTTAGGGATATAACAAACAATGATTTTATGAAAGATGGTCAAGTTATTTATCCTTACTCAATCAAAAAGTATGTCGCAGATGTCCTAGAGTATTATCAACGACCTGAAGTTAAAAAGAATTTAAAGTCAAGAAGTATGGGGACAGTGTCGTACACTTATAACGATGGTGTCCCTGATTACATTAGTGGAGTATTAAACAGGTATAAACGAGCAAAGTTTCATCCGTTTAAACCAATAAGGTAGAGGTGTTGTTTGTGTTTAACCCATACGACGAATTCCCTCACACTATTTCTATTGGAAGTATCAAAAAAGTAGGAGAGTATCCGATTATACAAGAGCGCTTTGTAAGCGATAAAACAATTAATGGTTTTATGGATACACCTACTACATCTGAACAATTAAAATTTCATCAAATGTCCCAAGAGTATGACAGAAACCTATATGTACCTTATGACTTGCCAATATCTAAAAACAATTTATTTGAGTATGAGGGTAGAATCTTTAGTATTGAAGGTGATTCTGTAGATCAGGGTGGACAACATGAAATTAAGCTACTACGACTTAAGCAGGTGCCATATGGCAAAAGTTAAGTACGGTGCTGATAGCATGGTTGTTGAATTGGATAAGTTCGATAAGAAAATAGAAGAGTGGGTTAAAAAAGGTATCGCTAAAACAACGATGAAGATATATAACACTGCTGTAGCATTAGCTCCTGCTGACTTAGGATTTTTGAAAGAAAGTATAGACTTTCGATTTGAGAACAACGGTCTAACAGGAGTTATCAATGTAGGTGCAGAATATAGTGTTTATGTTGAGTACGGCACAGGTATTTATGCCACTAAAGGTAGTCGCGCTAAAAAGATACCGTGGAGTTATAAAGACGCTAACGGTAAATGGCATACTACTAAAGGACAAGCGCCACAGCCGTTTTGGAACCCTGCAATTGACGCAGGACGCAAGACATTCGAGCAGTATTTTTCATAGAGGTGGTTAAATATGTGGGTATCAGTTGAACCTGAACTTACAAATCAAATATATAAAAGATTAATCTCAGACCCTAACATTAACAAAATAGTTGGTGATAGGGTCTTTGACGTTGTTCAAGATGACGCTGTTTACCCATATATTGTTGTGGGTGAATCAAACGTCACTAACAACGAATCTAGTGCAACAATGAGAGAAACAGTTGGTATTGTCATACATGTGTATTCACAGTTCGCTACACAATACGAGGCTAAGCTCATTTTAAGCGCAATAGGCTATGTGCTAAACAGGACTATAGAGATAGAAAATTACGAATTCCAATATAGCCGTATCGATAGTCAAGCAGTATTCCCTGATATAGACAGGTTTACTAAGCATGGCACGATACGGCTTTTATTTAAGTACAGACATAAAAAGAAAAACGAAGGAGTGTATTAAATGGCGCAAAAAAACTATTTAGCAGTTGTACGTCCAGCTGAAACTGATTTAGATCCAGTAGAATCTTTATTATTAGCTGACTTACAAGAAGGTGGACATACGATTGAAAATGATTTAGCTGAAATAGTACGAGGCGGTAAAACGGACTATTCTCCCAATGCAATGTCAGAATCATTTAAATTAACAATTGGTAATGTGCCTGGAGATAAAGGAATTGAAGCAGTGAAACACGCTGTACAAACAGGTGGACAGTTGCGTATATGGCTTTATGAGCGTAATAAACGTGCAGACGGTAAACATCACGGAATGTTTGGTTATGTTGTTCCAGAATCATTTGAAATGTCGTTTGATGATGAAAGTGACAAAATCGAACTATCATTAAAAGTTAAATGGAATACAGCAGAAGGTGCTGAAGATAACTTGCCGAAAGAGTGGTTTGAAGCTGCAGGTGCGCCTACAGTTGAATACGAAAAATTCGGCGAAAAAGTCGGAACATTCGAGAATCAAAAGAAAGCTAGTGTTGTATCTGGTTCACACACGGAAGACCATTCTATGTAAACGAATAGATCAAGGGGGCGTAAGCTCCCTATTTTTTTATAAAAAAATTGAAAAGAGGTATATATTTTGACTGAATTTAATCCAATTACAACATTAAAAATTAATGACGGAGAAAAAGATTACGAAGTAGAAGCAAAAGTAACATTTGCATTTGACCGAAAAGCTGAAAAATTCTCAGAAGATAGCGAAGATGGGAGAAAAGGAGCAATGCCAGGATTCAATGTTATCTTTAACGGTTTGCTAGAATCTAGAAACAAAGCGATTTTACAATTTTGGGAATGTGCTACTGCTTATTTAAAAAACCCACCAACTCGAGAACAATTAGAAAAAGCAATTGATGATTTCATCACTGAAAACGAGGATACTTTGCCGTTATTACAAGGGGCTTTGGACAAACTTAACAATAGTGGTTTTTTCAAGAGGGAGAGTCGCTCGTACTGGATGACATTGAACAAAGCACCGAATATGGCCAAAAGCGAGGACAAAGAAATGACGAAAGCAGGCATAGAAATGATGAAAGAGAATTACAAGGAAATCATGGGCGCAGAACCTTACACGATTACTCAAAAATAAGGCAACTGACAGCTAGATATTTAGGATATATCCCTGAACATGAATTGTTAGCGCTAACACCTGCTGAATGGCGTGATTGGCTTATTGGTGGTCAGGATAGGTACCTAGATCAAAGACAATTATTAATTGAACAAGCGCAAGCTAACGGCTTAGTACAAGCTTCTAAGAGGCTAACTAGTATGATTCGTGACATTGAGAAACAACGTTACGAAATAAGGGAGCCTGGTAGCTATGCTCGTGTACAAAAAGCTAGATTAGAAGAAGAAAAAAGAAGACGTGAACTCTTCAAAGAAGGTACAAGAAAATTCCTTGAATCGAAAGGAGGTTAGCCTTTGGATACTCATTTTATGGCAAAGATTATGGCCAATATTAGAGATTTTCAAAGCAATGTAAGGAAAGCTCAACGATTAGCAAAGACGGCTGTACCAAACGAAATTGAAACAGATGTAAAAGCAGATATTTCAAGATTCCAAAGAGCTTTACAACGCGCTAAAGCTATGGCGCAAAAATGGCGTGAACATAACGTTAAAATAGATGGTAATAATTCACCGTTAAAACGTGCAATTGCTAGTGCAAAAACGATGTTGGCCACGTTACACAACAAAACAATAAAAGTTAATTTCGATACGAGAGGTATGACAAAAACCCAAATTTTAACTAAGGCACTGAATCAGTCCTTAACTGATTATAGTGAGAAAATGGACGCGCTAGCTACTAAAATTCGTACATTTGGTACAATTTTTGCACAACAAGTTAAAGGCTTAATGATTGCTAGTATACAAGCATTGATACCAGTGATTGCCGGGTTAGTACCTGCAATAATGGCAGTACTTAATGCGGTTGGTGTATTAGGGGGTGGCGTTTTAGGTTTAGTTGGCGCATTCTCTGTCGCAGATCTTGGAGTTGTTGGTTTTGGTGCAATGGCTATTAGCGCTCTTAAAATGGTTGAAGATGGAACATTGGCAGTAACAAAAGAAGTTCAAAACTTTAGAGATGCGAGCGAACAATTAAAAACTACATGGCGTGATATTGTTAAAGAGAATCAAGCAAGTATCTTTAATGCGATGTCAGCAGGTATCAGAGGCGTTACAAGTGCGATGTCTCAATTAAAACCATTCTTATCCGAAGTATCTATGCTGGTTGAAGCAAACGCACGCAAGTTTGAGGATTGGGTTAAACATTCTGAAACAGCTAAGAAAGCATTTGAAGCATTGAATAGCATAGGTGGCGCAATCTTCGGAGATTTATTGAACGCTGCAGGACGATTTGGCGACGGATTAATTAACATTTTCACTCAATTAATGCCGTTGTTCAAATTTGCGTCTCAAGGACTACAGAACATGTCTATAGCTTTCCAAAATTGGGCTAATAGTGTGGCTGGTCAGAATGCTATTAAAGCGTTTATTGACTACACTACCACTAACTTACCTAAGATTGGTCAGATATTTGGCAATGTGTTCGCTGGTATTGGTAATTTAATGATTGCTTTTGCTCAAAACAGTTCTAACATTTTTGACTGGTTAGTTAAATTAACTTCTCAATTTAGAGCATGGTCAGAACAAGTAGGACAATCACAAGGATTTAAAGACTTTATCAGCTACGTTCAAGAGAATGGTCCTACTATTATGCAGTTAATCGGTAATATCGTAAAAGCGTTAGTGGCATTTGGTACTGCAATGGCTCCTATAGCTAGTAAATTACTAGATTTCATTACTAATTTAGCTGGATTTATCGCCAAACTATTCGAAACACACCCAGCAGTCGCTCAAATTATCGGTGTTATCGGTATTTTAGGTGGCGTATTTTGGGCTTTAATGGCTCCGATCGCAGCTGTTAGCAGTGTGTTAAGTAATGTGTTTAGTATGACTTTATTGAATGTTGTCAAAAGAATACTGGATTTAACTAGAATAACTGGGGTGGTAAGTAAAGCGTTCGGTTTATTGACAGGTGCTTTCACAAGTATTTCTTGGCCAATATTAGCAGTAGTTGCAGTCATTGGTGTATTCATTGGTATTCTTGTTTATTTATGGAAAACAAACGAGAATTTCAGAAAAACAATAACAGAAGCTTGGAACGGTATTAAAACAGCAGTTTCCGGTGCGATTCAAGGTGTAGTAGATTGGTTAACTCAATTATGGGGCAAAATTCAATCAACATTACAGCCAATCATGCCTATATTACAAGTATTAGGACAAGTATTCATGCAAGTTTTAGGTGTTTTGGTAATAGGCATTATTACAAATGTTATGAATATCATACAAGGTTTGTGGACGTTAATTACAATTGCGTTCCAAGCCATAGGAACAGTGATATCCGTAGCAGTCCAAATCATAGTAGGTTTATTCACTGCTTTAATTCAGTTGCTTACTGGCGACTTCTCAGGTGCTTGGGAGACTATTAAAACTACGGTTACCAATGTACTTGATACGATTTGGCAATACATGCAATCAGTTTGGGAGTCAATTATCGGCTTTTTAACTGGCGTAATGAATCGAACGCTTTCAATGTTTGGTACAAGTTGGTCACAGATATGGAGTACAATCACTAATTTTGTTAGCAGTATTTGGAACACTGTTACAAGTTGGTTCAGTCGTGTTGCTTGGAGTGTAGCTGAAAAAATGGGACAAGCATTAAACTTTATTATCACAAAAGGTTCTGAATGGGTTTCTAACATTTGGAATACAGTTACAAGTTTCGCGAGTAAAGTAGCTGATGGGTTTAAAAGAGTTGTCTCAAATGTAGGTGACGGTATGAGTGATGCACTTGGTAAGATTAAAAGTTTCTTCAGTGATTTCTTAAATGCCGGAGCGGAATTAATCGGCAAAGTAGCTGAGGGTGTAGCCAATGCTGCGCACAAAGTAGTCAGCGCGGTAGGCGATGCGATTTCATCAGCTTGGGACTCTGTAACTTCATTCGTAAGTGGACACGGTGGAGGTAGTAGCTTAGGTAAAGGTTTAGCGGTATCACAAGCAAAAGTAATTGCTACAGACTTTGGCAGTGCCTTTAATAAAGAGCTATCCTCTACTTTGACAGATAGTATAGTAGATCCTGTAAGTACTTCTATAGACAGACACATGACTAGCGATGTTCAACATAGCTTAAAAGAAAATAATAGACCTATTGTGAATGTAACGATTAGAAATGAGGGCGACCTTGATTTAATTAAATCACGCATCGATGACATGAACGCTATAGACGGAAGTTTCAACTTATTATAAGGGAGGTTTGTTAGTTGATAGCGCACGATATAGAAGTAATAAGGAATGGTTCGCAGTATCGCGTCAGTGACAATCCTTTCACTTATAATCACTTGGAAGTAGTTGAATATAACGTTACAGGCGCAGGATATCATCGTAACTATTCTGATATAGAGGGTATTGATGGTAGATTTCATAATTACGCTAAAGAAGAACTTAAAAAAGTAGAGCTTAAGCTAAGGTATAAAGTACCTAAAATTGCTTATGCTTCACATTTAAAGTCAGACGTCCAAGCACTATTTGCTGGACGTTTTTATTTAAGGGAATTAGCTACACCAGACAATTCAATTAAGTATGAGCATATATTAGATATACCAAAAGACAAACAAGCATTTGAGCTTGATTATGTTGATGGACGACAACTTTTTGTAGGACTAGTAAGTGAAGTTTCTTTTAACACAACTCAAACATCAGGGGAATTTTCTTTGTCGTTTGAAACAACCGAACTACCATACTTTGAAAGTGTCGGTTATAGTACTGATCTTGAAAGTGATAACGACCCTGAAAAATGGTCGGTACCTGATAGATTGCCTACAAACGAAGGTGATAAGAGGCGTCAAATGACATTTTACAACACTAACTCAGGAGAAGTTTATTATAACGGTGATGTTCCTTTAACACAGTTTAATCAGTTTAATGTTGTTGAAATAGAGTTAGCCGAAGATGTTAAAGCTAATGATAAGGATGGATTCACTTTCTATACAGATAAAGGAAATATCTCAGTTATTAAGGAAGTTGATTTAAAAGCCGGAGATAAAATAATCTTCGACGGTAAACATACCTATAGAGGTTATTTAAATATAGATTCTTTTAATAAAACTTTAGAACAACCGGTTTTATATCCAGGCTGGAATCGATTCAAGTCTAATAAAGTAATGAAACAAATTACATTTAGACACAAATTATATTTTAGATAAGGAGTAGCCTATGCCAATTTTATTAAAAAGTCTACAGGGTGTAGGGCACGCTATTAATGTTAGTACAAAAGTAAGTAAAAAGCTAAATGAAGATAGTTCTTTGGATCTAACTATTATCGAGAACGCGAGTACGTTTGACGCAATAGGTGCTATAACTAAAATGTGGACGATCACTCATGTTGAAGGTGAAGATGATTTCAACGAATATGTAATTGTCATACTTGATAAGTCTACTATTGGCGAAAAAATAAGGCTTGATATCAAAGCTAGACAAAAAGAACTTGATGACCTTAACAATTCTAGGATTTACCAAGAGTATAACGAAAGTTTTACAGGCGTTGAGTTCTTCAATACTGTCTTTAAAGGAACGGGTTATAAGTATGTATTACATCCAAAAGTAGATGCATCTAAATTCGAGGGATTAGGCAAAGGAGATACACGATTAGAAATCTTTAAAAAAGGACTTGAGCGTTATCATCTCGAATATGAATACGATGCAAAGACTAAAACGTTTCATTTGTATGATGAATTATCTAAGTTTGCCAATTATTACATTAAAGCTGGTGTGAATGCTGATAACGTCAAAATACAAGAAGATGCATCTAAATGTTATACCTTTATTAAAGGTTATGGTGATTTTGATGGACAACAGACTTTTGCAGAAGCGGGACTACAAATTGAATTCACTCATCCATTAGCACAATTGATAGGTAAAAGAGAAGCGCCACCGCTTGTTGATGGACGTATTAAAAAAGAAGATAGTTTAAAAAAAGCAATGGAGCTAGTGATAAAGAAAAGTGTCACTGCTTCTATTTCCTTAGACTTTGTAGCGTTACGTGAACATTTCCCAGAAGCTAACCCTAAAATAGGTGATGTTGTTAGAGTGGTGGATTCTGCCATAGGATATAACGACTTAGTGAGAATAGTCGAAATCACTACGCATAGAGATGCGTACAATAATATCACTAAGCAAGATGTAGTATTAGGAGACTTTACAAGGCGTAATCGTTATAACAAAGCAGTTCATGATGCTGCAAATTATGTTAAAAGCGTAAAATCTACAAAATCCGACCCATCTAAAGAACTAAAAGCATTAAACGCAAAAGTTAACGCAAGTTTATCTATAAATAATGAATTGGTTAAGCAGAATGAAAAAATAAACGCTAAAGTCGATAAGATGAATACTAAAACAGTTACAACTGCTAATGGTACGATCATGTACGACTTTACTAGTCAATCAAGTATAAGAAACATCAAATCAATTGGAACGATTGGCGACTCTGTAGCTAGAGGGTCGCACGCAAAAACTAATTTCACAGAAATGTTAGGCAAGAAATTGAAAGCTAAAACGACTAATCTTGCAAGAGGTGGCGCAACAATGGCAACAGTTCCAATAGGTAAAGAAGCGGTAGAAAACAGCATTTATAGACAAGCAGAGCAAATAAGAGGAGACCTAATCATATTACAAGGCACTGATGATGACTGGTTACACGGTTATTGGGCAGGCGTACCGATAGGCACTGATAAAACGGATACAAAAACGTTTTACGGTGCCTTTTGTTCTGCAATTGAAGTTATTAGAAAGAATAATCCAGATTCAAAAATACTAGTGATGACAGCTACAAGACAATGCCCTATGAGTGGTATAACAATACGCCGTAAAGACACGGACAAAAACAAACTAGGGTTAACACTTGAGGACTATGTAAACGCTCAAATATTAGCTTGTAGTGAGTTAGATGTACCAGTGTTTGACGCATATCACACAGATTACTTTAAGCCATACAATCCAGCTTTTAGGAAAGCGAGCATGGAGGACGGCTTACACCCTAACGAAAAAGGTCACGAGGTTATTATGTACGAGTTAATCAAGGATTATTACAGTTTTTACGACTAAAGGAGGCAACCAATGGCTTACGGATTAATAACAAGTTTGCATTCTATCACTGGCGAAAAAGTAGTTGCTCAGCACGAGTACAACTATCGATTACTTGATAATGGAATGAGCAAACTTGAGAAAATGTTTATATATCATCAAAAAGAAGAAATATACGCACACTCAGCGAAACAAATTAAATACTTGAATGACAGTGTTGAAGATTATTTAACGTATTTAAATGGCCGTTTTAGCAACATGATAATAGGTCATAACGGCGACGGTATCAACGAAGTAAAAGACGCGCGTGTTGATAATACTGGTTATGATCATAAGACATTGCAAGATCGTTTGTATCATGATTATTCAACACTAGATGCTTTCACTAAAAAGGTTGAGAAAGCTGTAGATGAACGCTATAAAGAATATCGAGCTACAGAATACCGATTCGAACCAAAAGAGCAAGAACCGGAATTCATCACAGATTTATCGCCATATACTAACGCAGTAATGCAATCATTTTGGGTAGACCCTAGAACGAAAATTATTTATATGACGCAAGCTCGTCCAGGTAATCATTACATGTTATCTAGATTGAAGCCCAACGGACAATTTATTGATAGATTGCTTGTTAAAAACGGCGGTCACGGTACACACAATGCGTATAGATACATTGATGGAGAATTATGGATTTATTCAGCTGTATTGGACAGTAACAAAAACAACAAGTTTGTACGTTTCCAATATAGAACTGGAGAAATAACTTATGGTAATGAAATGCAAGATGTCATGCCGAATATATTTAACGACAGATATACGTCAGCGATTTATAATCCTATAGAAAATTTAATGATTTTCAGACGTGAATATAAAGCTTCTGAAAGACAAGCTAAGAATTCATTGAATTTCATTGAAGTAAGAAGTGCTGACGATATTGATAAAGGTATAGACAAAGTATTGTATCAAATGGATATACCTATGGAATACACTTCAGATACACAACCTATGCAAGGTATCACTTATGATGCAGGTATCTTATATTGGTATACAGGTGATTCGAATACAGCCAACCCTAACTACTTACAAGGTTTCGATATAAAAACAAAAGAATTGTTATTTAAACGACGTATCGATATTGGCGGTGTGAATAATAACTTTAAAGGAGACTTCCAAGAAGCTGAGGGTCTAGATATGTATTACGATCTAGAAACAGGACGCAAAGCGCTTTTAATAGGGGTAACTATTGGACCTGGTAACAACAGACATCACTCAATTTATTCCATCGGCCAAAGAGGTGTTAACCAATTCTTAAAAAACATTGCACCTCAAGTATCGATGACTGATTCAGGCGGACGTGTTAAACCGTTACCAATACAGAACCCAGCATATCTAAGTGATATTACGGAAGTTGGTCATTACTATATCTATACGCAAGACACACAAAATGCGTTAGATTTCCCGTTACCGAAAGCGTTTAGAGATGCAGGTTGGTTCTTTGATGTACTGCCTGGACACTATAATGGTGCTCTAAGACAAGTACTTACCAGAAACAGCACAGGTAGAAATATGCTTAAATTCGAACGTGTCATTGACATTTTCAATAAGAAAAACAACGGAGCATGGAATTTCTGTCCGCAAAACGCCGGTTATTGGGAACATATCCCTAAGAATATTACAAAATTATCAGATTTAAAAATCGTTGGTTTAGATTTCTATATCACTACTGAAGAATCAAAACGATTTACTGATTTTCCTAAAGACTTTAAAGGTATTGCAGGTTGGATATTAGAAGTAAAATCGAATACACCAGGTAACACAACACAAGTATTAAGACGTAATAACTTCCCGTCTGCACATCAATTTTTAGTTAGAAACTTTGGTACTGGTGGCGTTGGTAAATGGAGTTTATTCGAGGGAAAGGTGGTTGAATAATGGTAGTAGATAATTTTTCGAAAGATGATAACTTAATCGAGTTACAAACAACATCACAATATAATCCGGTTATTGACACAAACATCAGTTTCTATGAATCAGATAGAGGAACTGGTGTTTTAAATTTTGCAGTAACTAAGAATAACAGACCGTTATCTATAAGTTCTGAACATGTTAAAACATCTATCGTGTTAAAAACCGATGATTATAACGTAGATAGAGGCGCTTATATTTCAGACGAATTAACGATAGTAGACGCAATTAATGGGCGTTTGCAGTATGCGATACCGAATGAATTTTTAAAACATTCAGGCAAGGTGCATGCTCAGGCATTCTTTACACAAAACGGGAGTAATAATGTTGTTGTTGAACGTCAATTTAGCTTCAATATTGAAAATGATTTAGTTAGTGGGTTTGATGGTATAACAAAGCTTGTTTATATCAAATCTATTCAAGATACTATCGAAGCTGTCGGTAAAGACTTTAACCAATTAAAGCAAAATATGGCTGATACACAAACGTTAATAGCAAAAGTGAATGATAGTGCGACAAAAGGCATTCAACAAATCGAAATCAAGCAAAACGAAGCTATACAAGCTATTACTGCGACGCAAACTAGTGCAACACAAGCTGTTACAGCTGAAGTCGATAAAATAGTTGAAAAAGAGCAAGCGATTTTTGAACGTGTTAACGAAGTTGAACAACAAATCAATGGCGCTGACCTTGTTAAAGGTAATTCAACAACAAATTGGCAAAAGTCTAAACTTACAGATGATTACGGTAAAGCAATTGAATCGTATGAGCAGTCCATAGATAGCGTTTTAAGCGCAGTTAACACATCTAGGATTATTCATATTACTAATGCAACAGATGCGCCAGAAAAGACGGATATAGGCACGTTAGAGAAGCCTGGACAAGATGGTGTTGATGACGGTTCTTCGTTCGATGAATCAACTTATACATCAAGCAAATCTGGTGTGTTAGTTGTTTATGTTGTTGATAATAATACTGCTCGTGCAACATGGTACCCAGACGATTCAAACGATGAGTACACAAAATACAAAATCTACGGCACATGGTACCCGTTTTATAAAAAGAATGATGGAAACTTAACTAAGCAATTTGTTGAAGAAACGTCTAACAACGCTTTAAATCAAGCTAAGCAGTATGTAGATGATAAATTCGGAACAACGAGCTGGCAACAACATAAGATGACAGAGGCGAATGGTCAATCAATTCAAGTTAACTTAAATAATGCGCAAGGCGATTTGGGATATTTAACTGCTGGTAATTACTATGCAACAAGAGTGCCGGATTTACCAGGTAGCGTTGAAAGTTATGAGGGTTATTTATCGGTATTCGTTAAAGATGATACAAACAAGCTATTTAACTTCACACCTTATAACTCTAAAAAGATTTACACACGATCAATCACAAACGGCAGACTTGAGCAACAGTGGACAGTTCCTAATGAACATAAATCAACGGTATTGTTCGACGGTGGCGCAAATGGTGTAGGCACAACAATCAATCTAACTGAACCGTACACAAACTATTCTATTTTGTTGGTAAGCGGAACTTATCCAGGTGGCGTTATTGAGGGATTCGGACTAACCGCATTACCTAACGCGATTCAATTGAGTAAAGCGAATGTAGTTGACTCAGACGGCAACGGTGGCGGTATTTATGAGTGCTTACTATCCAAAACAAGTAGCACTACTTTAAGAATAGATAACGATGTGTACTTTGATTTAGGTAAAACATCAGGTTCTGGAGCGAATGCCAACAAAGTTACTATAACTAAAATTATGGGGTGGAAATAATGAAAATCACAGTAAACGATAAAAACGAAGTTATCGGATTCGTTAATACTGGCGGTTTACGCAATAGTTTAGATGTAGATGATAACAATGTGCCTATTAAATTTAAAGAAGAGTTCGAACCTAGAAAGTTTGTTTTCACTAACGGCGAAATTAAATACAATAGCAATTTCGAAAAAGAAGACGTACCGAATGCATCAAACCAACAAAGTGCGTCAGATTTAAGTGATGAGGAACTTCGCGGAATGGTTGCGAGTATGCAAATGCAGGTGGCACAAGTAAACGTATTAACAATGGAATTAGCTCAACAAAACGCTATGTTAACACAACAGTTGACTGAACTGAAAACTAACAAAACAAGTACTGAGGGGGACGTTTAAATAATGAAGATGATTTATCCAACTTTTAAAGACATTAAAACTTTTTATGTTTGGGGTTACTATAAAAACGAGCAAATTAAGTGGTACGTAGACAAGGGTTTAATCGATAAAGAAGAATACGCTTTAATCACTGGAGAAAAATATCCAGAAACAAAAGATGAAAAGTCACAGGTGTAATGCTTGTGGCTTTTTAATTTGAATAAAGTGGGTGGCATAATGTTTGGATTTACCAAACGACATGAACAAGATTGGCGTTTAACGCGATTAGAAGAAAATGATAAGACTATGTTTGAAAAATTCGACAGAATAGAAGATAGTCTTAGAGCGCAAGAAAAGATTTATGACAAATTAGATAGAAATTTTGAAGAATTAAAGCGCGACAAGGTAGAAGATGAAAAGAATAAAGAAAAGAATGCCAAGAATATTAGAGACATAAAAATGTGGATTCTAGGTTTGATAGGGACTATCTTCAGTACGATTGTCATAGCTTTACTAAGAACTATTTTTGGTATTTAAAGGAGGTGATTACCATGCTTAAAGGGATTTTAGGATATAGCTTCTGGGCGTGCTTCTGGTTTGGTAAATGTAAATAACAGTTAAGAGTCAGTGCTTCGGCACTGGCTTTTTATTTTGATTGAAATGAGGTGCATACATGGGATTACCTAACCCAAAGACTAGAAAGCCTACAGCTAGTGAAGTGGTGGAGTGGGCAAAGTCGAATATTGGTAAGAGGATTAATATAGATAATTATCGGGGCAGTCAATGTTGGGATACACCTAACTTTATTTTTAAAAGATATTGGGGTTTTGTAACATGGGGCAATGCTAAGGATATGGCTAATTATAGATATCCTAAGGGATTCCGTTTCTATCGCTATTCATCTGGATTTGTACCGGAACCTGGAGACATTGCAGTTTGGCACCCTGGCAACGGAATAGGTTCGGACGGACACACCGCAATAGTAGTAGGACCATCTAATAAAAGTTATTTTTATAGCGTTGACCAAAACTGGGTTAATTCTAATAGTTGGACAGGTTCTCCGGGAAGTTTAGTAAGACACCCTTATGTAAGTGTTACAGGCTTTGTCAGACCTCCATACTCAAAAGATACTAGCAAACCTAGTAGTACTGATACAAGTTCAGCATCAAAAGCCAATGACTCAACAATTACTGGCGAAGCGAAGAAACCGCAATTTAAAGAAGTTAAAACAGTAAAATACACTGCTTACAGCAATGTTTTAGATAAAGAAGAGCACTTCATTGATCATATAGTTGTAATGGGTGATGAACGCTCAGATATTCAAGGATTATATATAAAAGAATCAATGCATATGCGTTCTGTAGACGAACTGTATACGCAAAGAAATAAGTTTATAAGCGATTATGAAATACCGCATTTATATGTCGATAGAGAGGCTACATGGCTTGCTAGACCAACCAATTTTGATGACCCGCGTCACCCTAATTGGTTAGTTATTGAAGTATGTGGTGGTCAAACAGATAGTAAGCGTCAATTCTTAATGAACCAAATACAAGCTTTAATACGGGGTGTATGGTTGTTGTCAGGAACAGATAAAGAATTATCTGAAACGACGTTAAAGGTAGACCCTAATATTTGGCGTAGTATGAAAGATTTAATTAATTACGACTTGATTAAGCAAGGTATACCGGATAACGCAAAGTATGAGCAAGTCAAAAAGAAAATGCTTGAAATGTACATTAAACGAGATATATTGACGCGAGAAAATATTAAAGAAGTAACGACAAAAACAACAATAAGAATTAGTGATAAAACATCAGTTGACAGTGCGTCCACACGAGGCCCTACTCCATCAGACGAAAAACCAAGCATCGTTACTGAAACAAGTCCATTCACATTCCAGCAAGCACTGGATAGACAAATGTCTAGGGGTAACCCGAAAAAATCTCATACATGGGGCTGGGCTAATGCAACACGAGCACAAACGAGCTCTGCAATGAATGTTAAGCGAATATGGGAAAGTAACACGCAATGCTACCAAATGCTTAATTTAGGAAAGTATCAAGGCATTTCAGTTAGTGCGCTTAACAAAATACTTAAAGGAAAAGGAACGCTCGACGGACAAGGCAAAGCATTCGCGGAAGCTTGTAAGAAAAACAACATTAACGAAATTTATTTGATCGCGCACGCTTTCTTAGAAAGTGGATACGGAACAAGTAACTTCGCTAGTGGTAGATACGGTGCATATAATTACTTCGGTATTGGTGCATTCGACAACGATCCTGATTATGCAATGAAATTTGCTAAGAATAAAGGTTGGACATCTCCAGCAAAAGCAATCATGGGCGGTGCTAGCTTCGTAAGAAAGGATTACATCAATAAAGGTCAAAACACATTGTACCGAATTAGATGGAATCCTAAGAATCCAGCTACCCACCAATACGCTACTGCTATAGAGTGGTGCCAACATCAAGCAAGTACAATCGCTAAGTTATATAAACAAATCGGCTTAAAAGGTATCTACTTCACAAGGGATAAATATAAATAAAGAGGTGTATAAATGTACAAAATAAAAGATGTTGAAACGAGAATAAAAAATGATGGTGTTGAATTAGGTGACATCGGCTGTCGATTTTACACTGAAGATGAAAATACAGCATCTATAAGAATAGGTATCAATGACAAACAAGGTCGTATCGATCTAAAAGCACATGGCTTAACACCTAGATTACATTTGTTTATGGAAGATGGCTCTATATTCAAAAATGAGCCCCTTATTATCGACGATGTTGTAAAAGGGTTCATTACCTACAAGATACCTAAAAAGGTTATCAAACACGCTGGTTATGTTCGTTGTAAGCTGTTTTTAGAGAAAGAAGAAGAAAAAATACATGTCGCGAACTTTTCTTTCAATATCGTTGATAGTGGCATTGAATCTGCTGTAGCAAAAGAAATCGATATTAAATTGGTAGATGATGCTATTACGAGAATTTTAAAAGATAACGCGACAGATTTATTGAGCAAAGACTTTAAAGAGAAAATAGATAAAGATGTCATTTCTTACATCGAAAAGAATGAAAGTAGATTTAAAGGTGCGAAAGGTGATAAAGGCGAACCGGGACAACCTGGAGCAAAAGGTGAAGCAGGTAAAAAAGGAGAACAAGGCGCACCCGGTAAAAACGGTACTGTAGTATCAATCAATCCTGACACTAAAATGTGGCAAATTGATGGTAAAGATACAGATATCAAAGCAGAACCTGAGTTATTGGACAAAATCAATATCGCAAATGTTGAAGGGTTAGAAAATAAATTGCAAGAAGTTGAAAAAATCAAAGATACAACTCTCAACGACTCTAAAACGTATACGGATACAAAAATTGCTGAACTAGTTGATAGCGCGCCTGAATCTATGAACACATTAAGAGAATTAGCAGAAGCAATACAAAACAACTCTATTTCAGAAAGTGTATTGCAACAGATTGGCTCAAAAGTTAATACAGAAGATTTTGAGGAATTCAAACAAACACTAAATGATTTATATGCTCCAAAAAATCATAATCATGACGAGCGGTATGTTTTGTCATCTCAAGCTTTTACTAAACAACAAGCGGATAATTTATATCAACTAAAAAGCGCATCTCAACCGACGGTTAAAATTTGGACAGGAACAGAAAATGAATATAACTATATATATCAAAAAGACCCGAATACGTTATATTTAATTAAAGGGTGATTTTTATGGAAGGTAATTTTAAAAATGTAAAGAAGTTTATTTACGAAGGTGAAGAATATACAAAAGTATATGCTGGAAATATCCAAGTATGGAAAAAGCCTTCATCTTTTGTAATAAAACCCTTACCTAAAAATAAATATCCGGATAGCATAGAAGAATCAACAGCAAAATGGACAATAAATGGAGTTGAACCCAATAAAAGTTATCAGGTGACAATAGAAAATGTACGTAGCGGTATAATGAGGATTTCGCAAACTAATTTAGGGTCAAGTGATTTAGGAATATCAGGAGTCAATAGCGGAGTGGCAAGTAAAAACATCAACTTTAGTAATCCTTCAGGGATATTGTATGTCACTATAAGTGATGTTTATTCAGGATCTCCAACATTGACCATTGAATAATTTTAAACGACTAATTTTTAGTCGTTTTTTTATTTTGGATAAAAGGAGCAAACAAATGGATATTAACTGGAAATTGAGATTCAAAAACAAAGCAGTACTAACTGGTTTAGTTGGAGCATTGTTGCTATTTATCAAGCAAGTCACGGATTTATTCGGATTAGATTTATCTACTCAATTAAATCAAGCTAGCGCAATTATAGGCGCTATCCTCACGTTACTTACAGGTATTGGCGTTATTACTGACCCAACGTCAAAAGGCGTCTCAGATTCATCTATAGCACAGACATATCAAGCGCCTAGAGATAGCAATAAAGAAGAACAACAAGTTACGTGGAAATCATCACAAGACAGCAGTTTAACGCCGGAATTAAGCACGAAAGCACCAAAAGAATATGATGCATCACAACCTTTCACAGACGCCTCTAACGATGTTGGCTTTGATGTGAATGAGTATCATCATGGAGGTGGCGACAATGCAAGCAAAATTAACTAAAAAAGAGTTTATAGAGTGGTTGAAAACTTCTGAGGGAAAACAATTCAATGTGGACTTATGGTATGGATTTCAATGCTTTGATTATGCCAATGCTGGTTGGAAAGTTTTGTTTGGATTACTTCTAAAAGGTTTAGGTGCAAAAGATATACCATTTGCAAACAATTTTGATGGACTAGCTACTGTATACCAAAATACACCGGACTTCTTAGCACAACCTGGCGACATGGTGGTATTCGGTAGCAACTACGGTGCTGGATATGGTCACGTTGCATGGGTAATTGAAGCAACTTTAGATTACATCATTGTATATGAGCAGAATTGGCTAGGCGGTGGCTGGACTGACGGAATCGAACAACCCGGCTGGGGTTGGGAAAAAGTTACAAGACGACAACATGCTTATGATTTCCCTATGTGGTTTATCCGTCCGAATTTTAAAAGTGAGACAGCGCCACGATCAGTTCAATCTCCTACACAAGCACCTAAAAAAGAAACAGCTAAGCCACAACCTAAAGCAGTAGAACTTAAAATCATCAAAGATGTGGTTAAAGGTTATGACCTACCTAAGCGTGGTAGTAACCCTAAAGGTATAGTTATACACAACGACGCAGGAAGCAAAGGGGCGACTGCTGAAGCATATCGTAACGGATTAGTAAATGCACCTTTATCAAGATTAGAAGCGGGCATTGCGCATAGTTACGTATCAGGCAACACAGTTTGGCAAGCCTTAGATGAATCACAAGTAGGTTGGCATACCGCTAATCAAATAGGTAATAAATATTATTACGGTATTGAAGTATGTCAATCAATGGGCGCAGATAACGCGACATTCTTAAAAAATGAACAGGCAACTTTCCAAGAATGCGCTAGATTGTTGAAAAAATGGGGATTACCAGCAAACAGAAATACAATCAGATTGCACAATGAATTTACTTCAACATCATGCCCTCATAGAAGTTCGGTTTTACACACTGGTTTTGACCCAGTAACTCGCGGTCTATTGCCAGAAGACAAGCGGTTGCAACTTAAAGACTACTTTATCAAGCAGATTAGGGCGTACATGGATGGTAAAATACCGGTTGCCACTGTCTCTAATGAGTCAAGCGCTTCAAGTAATACAGTTAAACCAGTTGCAAGTGCATGGAAACGTAATAAATATGGTACTTACTACATGGAAGAAAGTGCTAGATTCACAAACGGCAATCAACCAATCACAGTAAGAAAAGTGGGGCCATTCTTATCTTGTCCAGTGGGTTATCAGTTCCAACCTGGTGGATATTGTGATTATACAGAAGTGATGTTACAAGATGGTCATGTTTGGGTAGGATATACATGGGAGGGGCAACGTTATTACTTGCCTATTAGAACATGGAATGGTTCTGCCCCACCTAATCAGATATTAGGTGACTTATGGGGAGAAATCAGTTAG